ATCATCTTTTTGTACCAGGATCCAAGGACACAATCTACCATCAGATGGTTTCCGGTTATGTGGACGGGGACATTGTCCATTACGTTCTACCCTTGCGCTTTTGGTTCTGCCGTGATTTTCCATTAGCACTACCGATAGTATCCATTAAAGAACCTGTCATCCTCAATTGTAGGTTTCGGACTGATATTATCGACCCAAAAGTATATATTAACTATATCCTTCTGGGCGATACAGAAAGGAAAAAATTTTTGGAAACACACCATTATTATCTGATAGAATTGGTCAACCATCAAAAGTTTAGTCTAGAATCTGGTCCATCAAGTGTCCGCCCGAAATTACATGCACCAGTTAAATTTTTGGTATGGTATCTCAGGCCATCGGCAGAGGGTCATAATACTAGTCCCATTCTGAGGAACATGCGGATCAGGGTGAATAATCAGGATCGTGAGAGTGTACCCGGGGATGATGCCTACTATAATTGGCTTATGCCCTATATCTATCTTCCCCGGAGTCTATCCCAAGGCCTCTATTTTTATTCTTTCTGCCTGAGTCCTGGGTCCCTAGAACCTAGTGGTTCCCTTAATTTTGGGAGGCTGGACGATTTTTCACTAGATTTTTTTGCGGACGGGCCAGGGACATTACATGTTTATGCTGTTTCCTACAATATTCTTGAGATCGCCAAGGGTAAGGCTTCTTTAATGTTTCTTTAATATAATGACAGGGACAATACTCCAACTGGTTTCCAACCAAGGACCCGAGAACAAATGGATCAACCATCCACCCCAGATAACTTTTTTTAAATGCATATATAGACGTCATACAGTTTTTGCAACCGAATTCCGCCAGATCAATTTTACCAACAGGATGGATTTCGGGGGTTCGGGGATCATCAGAATACCCAGGCTGGGCGATCTGGCACATCATGCGTTTCTTGTTTTCGGAATACCCGAACTAAAAGCGTTCTATCCACGGGATAAATGGCAAGAATATATCAGGATGGACCCTAAGGATCGAAATACTCCAAAAGATGACGATTTTCCAACCTTCCAGGGTGGTTTTCAGGAATATCCAAAAGTTCAGCCTGAGGATTTGGAGATTCTCAAAAGATTCCTGGGACTGATGGCTACTACCGTACCCATTATAATGGTCAAAATCATTGATCTTTCCCGACCAGATAAATATTATGCCACATTGGTCGACCCTAATTTTTCTAGACTATACTATCAAAAATTAGGCCAGACCCCAGGTACACTTTCCGACTATATTTGTCGGCGTACGGACCTGCTTTTTAGGGAACTGGCGCATCATGTGGACATTATCCTGGAAAAATATAGACATCTTTTTACGGACCATCTTTGGACTGCACAATTATCCTCCTACAACCAGTTCCGTGATGCCGCCCATAAAAGGGTCAAAAGGATGGTCAACCTGAACCATCTTTATTTTGTATTCCTCCACTTTTTGGAGAATCTAAACGTTGAAGAATATGTTCTGAGGACGCAGATGGAACAAAAATCGGCAGGTGAACTGGCCTACTTGGTCAGTGTGATCGGTAGAAGATTGGACCAATATTCCCAAAGTATTTCTTATAGGATGGAACAGCTTTATGCCAGTTCACCTTCCATTTATCCCGAGGATACTTTGGATAATTATACCCCCTTAGTATCAGAACAGCAAAGTTTAGAAAACCTTTTGGCCATAACATATATTCTGCACCGAGGGCACCTACCATCCATTTTTCAAGTGTTCGAATGGATCGACCATCAGATCGATAATATCATGGTCCATGAGGACACCAAAGGCATGGCACGGGAAATATATTCTGGTATACGACAATATTTCACTAAGGTTTATTTGGGCGAGCCTGCCAGTCCACCAGTACCTATGGAAAATCATGACATTCTAGAATGTTATTTTTCGGTAGAACTGGCAGGAATATCCGCGCTGGAAAAATATTATACGGATATTTTTAGTCTACCTCAAACCTCCTGGATCGCCGATAATATTTTTGGCCCATCGAAGGACCCTCTAGAAGCCCAGGACGAATATGACGGATATGACCAATATCTGGACAGCCGTTATTATGACCACGGGGCGCTTATGGACGACCGACCAGTGGTCTATTTGGAGGAACCGCGTGCTGCGCCCCAGAGTTCAGAAGTATATACACTTCCGTCTAGTACATTCCGTTATTATCAGTTAGGTCACCATTATTTTTGGACAGAGGATGGAATTTTGGACCGGTTCGAAAAAATAGAGCTGGGTTTTTTCGATCGGGAATTGCAGACTGGTGGACATAATCATGAAATATCATCGGTTTCCGTGGACAACAATAATAATGATGTCCGGGACATACTAGTCCGGACGGAAGAGGCCTATTGTGCCTGGGTCAGGAAATTGGGACATTTTTTGGTGTCCGAGGTAGTCCTCAGAGCGCCCGGTGTAGTGGACAGACATACTTCAGACTGGTTTGAAGTTTATCATCGGCTGGTCCATAGTAATTCAGGTTATTATCGTATGATCGGACATTTGGAAGAACTATATCGTTTTGGACCCGGCAATCGTCCCAGAAGGACAATTTATCTACCACTTATCTTTAATTTTAGTCGTGAGGTTTCCAGTGCACTGCCACTAGTGACCTCAGTACAGTATGAGCTCCAGATACATTTGCGCAAACTGGAAGAATTATCCTATAAAAGCCGGTTTTCGGAATATTGTAGACCTATGCACTTAGAATTTTCCTATTTATGGATGGAGTACATTTATTTGGGTTCCGAGGAGCGTGCCAGGTTCGTCCAGGGACCGCTGGAGTATCTTGTGGAACAATTACAGAGGGAAGACTATTGGACAAAGAATACTAACGGAACCCGGTACGATATGATTTATTATCCCGAGGAATATTTGGACAGAATGGGCATTCTTCGGTTCTCCATAGTAGGTGTCGGCATGAAATCCCAAAAATTTACTTTCGCCCTCAATGCTGCACATCCTGTAAAAATCATAATCTTTATCGCCAGAAGGATTATTCATGTTAATCCTGGGGACAGGGATGATCGTGCTGATTATTTTGATGGGGAGAGACAATGGGACAATTATGGGTACTATCCTTATTATGACCATCATTTGTGGCATGAGGTTTCTCAAAATTTTTTAAAAAGTGTTCTTAGTCTACCGGATCCATGGAATGTACCCTTTAATGAAGATCCATGGGACTATCTACTAGAATATCCTCGGATAGATCCAGTTAGGTCGATCGATCTGAGGATCAACGATCTGCCCCTCTTGCCGGAAGATACAGCCCTTTGGACCACGATCTCCTGTTACCAGACGGGACTATGTTCCTCGGAGGGTGTCCATGTATTCTCATGGGCTCTATCCATTCTCGGGACAGCCCAGTGGGTCCGTTAATTTTTCCCGGATAGCCGATACCAGACTGAATCTGGAAATTTTGTACCCATTAGATCCAACAGGACAGACAGGACAGGATGACTACCAAATTACACTATTTTATGTAGGCTGGAATGTCCTAAGATATTCCCAGGGTACGGTTGCATGGGCCTGGATATAATCTTGTTGGAATTAATGACGGGTGCAATCATACAATTGGTAGCACGGGGGGCACAGGACGCCTATCTAACATTTAATCCAGAGGTTACCTATTTTAAAATTGTCTATAAAAGGACTACTAATTTTGCAATTATATCAACTGTCCAAAATTTTATGACGCCGCCAGAGTTTGGTGGCGCCTCAGTCTGCCGTCTGGCACAGATGGGGGACCTTTTGGGAAAAATTTGGCTCCATTTAAGAGTACCCGAAATAGTAGGTTCTGGCAAAGAATTATACTCATGGCATCCATACCTGGGAATATTTTTGGTACGTGAGTGTATCCTAAACATAGCCGAACGGATGATAGAACGTCATCCAGGAGAATGGTATTTAATTTGGGGCCAACTTTCCGGCCGCTTTGATGATCTTAAAAAGTTAGTCGGTTCTTCACATGATGTCACGGACTACACACATACAAAACCGTCCATCGAGATTTATCTACCCCTACTTTTTTGGTTTTCTCGTGACTATAGTTTGGCACTACCTCTACGACAGCCCGTACAGTTAACCTTCCATTTTAGAATGTTGGAGGAATCACTCCGGATGGCACCTACACATTTCTTCCGGGTCTCGGAAGATTTTTGTGCCTTCCTTCCGGGAGAAATTTTGGAGCAGGAAAATAAAATTTTAGGCCATTTTTGGGATTTTAACTTTATCAATAGGACAGTTTACTATAGTGTAGAATTTGCGGACGAACTCCAGAAGGATGTGGCGGTTAGATCTTTCGTGGACTCGAACATTCTGGTTACGCCTATATCGACATCGCAGAAGATCCCTCTAGAATATCCGCATGTTAGTCTGGGTGATGCCCGTCTCTATGTAGAATATATCCTGTTGGACGGTGAGGAAAGGCATCGTTTATTAAAACAGGATGTCCATTATCTGATCGAACAGCTCGAAGTATTAGAAATAGTGGGGAACCAACAACATTTAAGTTTATTGATCACTGGAGGGAAACCTTATAAACTGCTGGTCTGGACCGTAGAATACGAAGGATATCCTTTTGTCTACCAATATAATGGGGAAAGTTTGACACGGTCGTCAAAACTACTCGACCTAGAGATGTCCTGGGAGTATACCAACTGGATCGTTCCCTATGAGAGGTTCTCCGGAAATCCTGATATAGGTATTAATGTTTATTCTTTTAGCCTTTATCCCGAGAAAAGACAACCTTCTGGATTTTATAAAATCCAGAATCATCGTTTGGATGTTGCCATTAATGCTAGACTACCTCTACGGCCCGTCCGGTTAAAATGCTTTTTGGTCTATTATAATATTCTGCGGATAACTAACGATCATCATTTTTACTATTTATGGCCACAAAAAGGCTGATTGATCCTATCGGTCATCATCTATCATTAGTTAATAAAATGGATGCCATCTATTGTTATAATGGAACAAAAGTTTATTGATTTTAATATTTTTTTCCATCTATAAATATGAACAATATAGAAATCAATAGTCCGCCCAGTGATAATATTATTAGGATGAATGCTGACCATGCTATAGAATTTATGGTTGGTAGGTCTAATACTTTTAATAGTATTATAATGGGTCATCAGGCGGGCAAAAATATAATGGTAAATGATATGGACAAGTTGAACCCACTAATCCTAGGATATCAGGCCGCACAACAGGCGATGCATAATAACATAGGTAAAAGTGGAGCTGGAAATCTAATGGCTTCCAATCTATTCTCGATAGGCTACCAGGCCGCCCAAGAGGCACTACAAAATAATGTAATCGGTCCAGAATCCCAGGGAAATCTGACAACCTCAGATTTGTTTGCCCTAGGCTACCAGGCTGGCCAGCAGGCTGCACAAAATAATGTTAGCGGCTTCCTGGCCAACGGAAGCCTGACTGTCTCAGATTTTTGTGCGTTGGGACACCAGGCTGCTCAGAAGGCGGTACAAAATAATGTGTCCGGTAATGGTGCCACAGGGACCCTGATGGTCTCAAATTTATTTGCTCTAGGCTATCAGGCCGCTCAACTAGCCGTCCAGAACAACATCGCGCGTTTCATGGCCAAGGGAACCCTAATGGTTAGGGCCCTACTCGCCCTAGGTTGTCAGGCCGCCCAATATGCCTGTACATTGAGTAACGGCCTGCTAACCGCTAATGGACTGGTAGCCTTAGGCTATCAGGCCGCCCAATATTTTAACAATAATATATTAAACGGTACTATTAATGCCAATGATGTTGTGGCCATTGGTACCCAGGCAGCTGGTAATTGTAATAATTCCTTGGCTGCAATAGAAGGGACGGTTCATAGTAATGATCTGATCGCCATCGGTAACTGTGCCGCCCAGAATCAAAATGCTAAATGTAATGCCGTTAATATTTCTGCAGTGAACAATATTGCCATCGGTCAACAGGCATTACAAAATAATAATTATAATAACTATAGTTTTACTGCAGACTCCAAATTTCAGGCGGACCATAATATAGCAATTGGTTATCAGGCGCTCATCAATAATAATAATAATATTAGTGTGGCCAGTAATAATGTTGTTTCCAATGGTAATATTGCCATTGGTTATCAGGCCAACCAATACTTTGGTTCTAACACTCTAAATATTACCAATATTATACCATATGGTAATGATAATATCATTATTGGTAATAGTTCGACGATCCAGACTGTAAACGGTTTGCCCAATACAGGACAATCTTTATCAACAATAGAATGTAACCGTAATATTATTATTGGGAAGGATAGTAGTTTTGACCCTTCATATTTTGATAATAGTCAGACCAATAGAACGGTTAAAAATACTAATGATTATATTATTATTGGTAATAATCTAAATATAAATGGTACCATCATCAATAATGAAAGATTAGACCAGCCGGGAACCTTTATTGCCAATATTAACAACACTAATTTTGGTACATATACTATTAGTGGCAATAATAGTGTTAAAATTATAGCCATTAATGCAGACCATCGGTTGGGTTATGTATCCCTCCAAAATGATCCGGACAGTCGGCATTTTAAGGAGGAAATCCGTCCCCTCGAAATAACAGATTTGGCCGTGCGCTTCCAACGGCTGCAACCGGTCTCTTTTGTCCATAGGCTGGATCGTACCCAGCGCTACGGACTGGTGGCCGAGGATATTCTAGAAATTTTTCCGGAATGTATTGAATGCGGACAGGATACAAGAACGGGAGAACAATCATCCTGTTCGATCCGGTATAATGGTATAATAGCCTTACTTGTTAAACGGGTCCAGGAACAAGAATTAGAGATCCAAAATCTTAAAAGGGTAATTCAAGAGCAGGAAGATCTTAGGACAAAACTTAATACATTGGAAGAAAAAATGGCCAAATTATTTAAGATTGGATAATTCTGTACTTTCCATTAATATATTTAAGACATTTAATCTTGACAATACACATTTTATGACTATCATATTCTATAGCATTATGATTGAATTTTTTATTATGTACCAATATGGAGAATTTTTTAAGCAAAATTTCTAATATTTTTGAGGAGGGAGGAGGGTTTAAACTTGTAAGATATTCTTTAATCTTCATCATTTTATGATAATCTTTTAGTTTGGCCCAAGATTTTTGGAAGACTAAAATGTCCAGTTCGCGGGCATATTCTTCAATGTTCATTTTAGGATGGAAATATTCTGATCCACGAATGCGTTCTTCCAAATATTCAAGGTACTCCTTAAGCGGCGGTAGGGCCGCGTAAGGAGATGTCCTATAGAAGGAAATTTCTTCTTTAATTTTTTGGGTAACCCATTGTATTTGAAATTGATAATAGTCAAAAGCATCCATTAATCTTTCTATTTTAGGAAAAAAATAAGTTGGAACATTCTATTTCAAATTTTAATATAGATGGAAGAAGTACGCGAATATTCGGTGATGATTGATAGCAAGGATCGTAACTATCAGAACTATCCGGACCCGTTCAATTATATAGTCAGATTTTCCCCGTTGCCCCGGGTGGATGGCCATGAGGATCCCATGCCTGTGATCTATGATATATTTACCAATGTCAGGTATATCAAACTGGAAACGATTATTCTACCCATCTATTATCGTATCAAACAGGTAAAAGAATGGGATCCCGTCGAGGAGGACTACCAATGGACCTGGAAGGTGGACACCGACCAAAAACTAACGGACCTACTCTACGTAACCCTATCGATCGGCGAGCACACCGATATCAACTATCGTTCTACCAATGATGTACTCGCCAATAGTTTTGCGGTCATCTATTATGAGAACAATATTAATGAAACCCATTATATGGGCCGTACCAATAATGGTGAAAAGATATTCCCCTGGGACTGCTTGGCCAAGATTACACAGTTCCGCATCAGTTTTATGGACCCATACGGCAACCAGCTCACATGTCCCCATGTTGATAAGAATATCCGGTCCGAGATGGTTTGCCATTGTAATGATGAGCAGGAGGACGAACTCTGCTTTCGGCATAATCTAAGGCATCCGCTCAACCCATTATTCCAACACCATCTACAGTTCAAAATAGGTGTCCTCGAAAAACGTCCTCTTAGGGGACAGAAATGACTTCGCTGATGATGTATAAATCCTTATCGATCTTGTTGGGGATCCCATTAATAATCTCCACCCTTCCCACAGGAAAATGGGTATCATAATCATAGACCATGCCCGTTTTGGGATTGAACCAATATGGGCGGGGTGTACTGTCATTTTGGGTGACACCATTAATTTTGATGACCCGGATACGCTCCACACGGGTGTTAGGGGCGTGCAGACCACTGGCATATTTGAGATCCTCTTTGATCTCCATATGATAGGCCGGACCATGGAGCATATTTTCGGGAAACTTAAAACAGGGATAGGATTGTTGGACCATATTATGTGTCCGAAAGAGTTCA